TAAGGTTTTGATAACCTTTAACTATAAAGAAGGTACACAGACCATCACGTTTGAGGAAGCGGCCCAAGCCGCATCAAAGGAAAATGGTTCGGATTTGGATTGCTTTACTGCACCAAGAAAAACCAGTACACATTGTGTGCTGGTTTTTCTTTTTGTGCGAGGGAGGGGATCTCGAACAAGGCGGCGGCATTTATGCCGCAAGCAATCAGCCCAGTGCAACAACGACGACCGCAGCCTGCGGCTGAAACAGGGAGGAGTTGTTGGGGCCGCGTTCTGATTTTTCAAAGCCCTGCCAAGGGGCTGTGGAAAAATCAGCTAACGCAACCCGTTGCTGTTGCTTAGCCTGCGGGTCCCAATCAATAGGAATGTCTATCAGGGGTGTACTCATTTTGTACCGGTTTCTTTTTGTGCGAGGAAGAGGGCTCGAACAACACTATTTATTATATAAAAGAAAGCGCGATGAATTCTGAGAACTCATCGCGTTTTTTCTCTTATGCGGGTAGTGGGGGTCGAACAACAAAAAATGATTGAGTGACGTCAAAAGCATATCTGCAACGCGCCTAAACACTTGCTAAAAAGGTAGTGCGGTTGGTTTGTATCCCATGTATTTTGCTACGTTTACAAAAAAGAGTGTTACCAAAACTGTTACCAGATTCAGGCCTGTGCCTTTTTGAATGCCGCGGTGGTAGCGGCAGCAAGATCTTCCCTCTGACCGTCAAGCTCGTGCCGATACACTCCGGCAGTGTCCATGTTCTTGCTGTGGCCTACCAGCATTTTTAGTTGGCTGTCTGTCAGCACGCCGGACTCGACGCTGACGAATGTATGCCGCATCTCATACAGCGTAACCTGTGGCTCAATTCCGTTATCCTTCTGGTACTTCTTCCAGCGCTTGAATAAAGCCCTCTGGTTCTGGATCTGGAACAAAGAGGTGGTATAGTTCAGCGGGATCCCGGAAGCCTTCAGTAAGGCTGTCTGCGCTTCGTATGCCTCGCGGGCTTCCTTTCCCATATCGAACGAACGAATAGCGTTTTCATTCTTTCCGGTGGTTTCTTCATCCATCCGGTTGATGCTGCGGCGCAGATTGACGGTGTTCCCTTTAATGTCGCCGTACCAGAGCCCCACA